TAGAGGTAGTGGATAACGAAACACTCCTCAAAGAGTTCATTATCTCGGCTATTAATGATCACAAAGGAAGTGAATCATACAGATGGGCTAAAATAGGCGAAGAGTATGACAAGCAGCAAAATACTACGATTATGAGGTATCGTAAATTGCTCTATACAATGAGCGGTGTAGCGGTTCCTGATAATTTTAGTGCCAATCATCAATTACCTAGTAATTTTTATAATCGTTTTAATGTTCAAGAAAACCAATACCTTCTTGGAAATGGTGTCAGCTTTAACAATGATGATACGAGTGATAGATTAGGAACTAAGAAAAAATCATTTGATACAATGATGCAAAAGCTCGGTAAGTTAGCGCTTACTCAAGGAGAATCTTTTGGTTTTTATAATATGGATCATATCGATGTGTTCGAATTTCTTGAGTTTGCTCCTCTCTATGATGAAGAAGATGGTTCACTTAAAGCAGGAATTAGATTTTGGCAAATAGATGAGAATAAACCTCTTAGAGCTACATTATATGAACTTGATGGATATACTGAATATATTAAGCATAAGTCAGATGCTGATTTAGTAATATATCAGGATAAAAGGCCATATATCTTAAAGACTAGATATTCAGAAGCTGATGGTGTAGAAATCTACGATGGTGAGAATTATCCTGGATTTCCTATAGTACCTCTTTGGGGAAATCAAGATCACGTTTGTAAGATTAGATCATGGCAACCTAAGATAGATTGTTATGATCTGATAGAATCTGGATTTGCCAATGACGTAGATGATGCCAGCCTCATTTATTGGACTATAACTAATGCTGGTGGAATGGATGATGTCGATCTTGCAAAATTTATACAACATATGAAGACAGTTAAAGCTGCAGTAGTTGATGATGAAGCTAAGGCAGAAGCTCACACTATGGATGTACCTGTTCAAGCAAGAGAAACTTATCTTAATAGACTTGAGAAAGATCTCATTAAAGATGCGATGGCTCTTGATACTGAAGCAATTGCAAGTGGTAATACTGTAGCAACAGCAATTCGTGCATCTTATGAGCCGCTTAATAATAAAACTGATGATTTTGAATATTGTGTAGTAGAATTTATTCAAAATATTCTTTATCTTGCAGGCATTGAAGATGATCCTACATTTAAGAGGTCAACTATAGTCAATCAGACTGAAGAAACCAATATGGTTTTAGCAGCTGCTCAATATTTGGATAATGAAACGATTCTTAAGCATTTGCCTTTTATCAATATTGATGAGATCAATGATATCCTCGATAATACTACTAGAGAAGAAGCTAATAGATTTGAAGTTCTTGAAGCTGAAAATAGAGAGCTTAGGAGTGAGTTAGATAATGGACAAGGCACGGAAACTAACTGATAAAGAATTAGCTAAGTTAGAACGTGAAATATCTGAGCTTTATTTCGTTTCTCAAGCTGAAATATCTGAGAAATGGAATAAATATATGCAATCTCATAAGAAAAAGTTAGATAAGCTATATGATAAGCTTCAAGAGGCTAAAAAATCTGGTGATAAAGATGCTATTAGAGATGCCGAAGAAGAATATGAGCGAGCAGTCAAGAATGTAACATTGAATGATAAGCGCTATAAAGCTATGATTAATGAAACTACAGCTAAAATGGCTAATGTTAATCAGATAGCATTGGATTATGTCAATGGAGACATGCCCAAGATCTATACTTTGAACTATAATGAGTTTGATAATCAAGATATAGATGGCTATAGTTTCACATTAGTGAATGAGAGAGCTGTAGAAAACTTGATCAAGAGTAATAAGATTGAATTACCTCCTAAAAAGGTAAATATTCCAAAAGATCAAGCATGGAATGCTAAAAATATCAATAGTCAGCTGTTACAGGGCATCATTCAAGGTGAGAATATTACTAAAATTGCTAAGAGATTGCAAAATGTGACAGATATGAATAAGAAATCGGCCATTCGTAATGCTAGGACTATGGTCACGGGTGCTGAAAATAAGGGTCGACAGGATAGTTTTAAGAAAGCACAAGATGATGGTGTTATTATGACTCGTACGTGGGTTGCTACACATGATGAACGTACAAGAGCATGGCATTCTGATCTTGATGGTGTTGAAGTAGGTTTAGATGAACCTTGGGAGAATGACTATGGTGAGATAATGTTTCCAGGAGATCCCACTGCTGATCCTGCTAATGTATATAATTGCAGATGTAGCATAAGAGCACATGTAAAAGGATTTAAGTGGAGTAAAGAACGACTTGATGAAGTTAAAGATGAACTTAGTGATTTGAAGCAGTCTTATAAAAATAATGTAAAAGATTTATCTAAATTGGATGTAATTAATAAATTCATAGCAAAAGATAGTTATATAAACAGTGATACTTATAGAGATATTTTAACAGAAAGAACAAAAAGTTTATCTAAACAAGATTCTATTATAAGTGAAATAAATGAGCTAGAAGATAAATTAAAGAAATTAGAAGCTGTACCTAAACCAAAATCTGAATGGAATGCCGAAGATATGATGAAATCCATTATGGGTAAAACACCAATGGTACAATCTGAAGAATCAAAAGAATTAGAAAAACAAATTGATGACTTATGGAAAAAGCATGGTGGACTATCTGGTATTATTACTAAAACCAATGATATAATTGAAAAATCAGATAAGGAAAATTACCTCATGCAGATTAAAGATTGGCATTCAGATAAACCTAAGATCAGTACGGATTCTCATTTTAAAGGCTTTAGTACAAAAATGAGAATCGGTCAATATGATGAAGATCTGGCCAATGGTATAGGCTATATAGCAGAAATGTCTCCTACAGAATATCTTGAGAGATGTGCATATGATATTTTTGATAGCACCTATGAGAGTGCAGTTTTGGGTGCAGATGCCGGATCTATATTAAAATATGCAAAGCAAATGTCAGAAGGTGTCGAATTTGATATGGGTTATTTGGATTATAATTCAAAGAAACAAGAAGGCAGGCATAGAGCAATGGCAGCAAAGTTATTAGGTATTGATAAAATACCAGTATATATTAGAGGTAGATAAATGAGCACAATAAAGATTGAAGATCATTCTGATAAAGTTAAGTCTGAATTAAATCGTAAGATACCAATAATCTTAGAGGCTTTGGGTATTGAAGGTGAAGGTAATGCAGTAAGTGAAATAACTCGTATGGGAGCGGTTGATACCGGTAGATTAAGGGGATCTATAAGCCATGCTCATGATGATGAGAATGCTTATATCGGTACCAATGTAGAATATGCTCCTTACGTAGAGTTTGGTACAAAACGTATGGCAGCTAGACCATTTTTAAGAAATGCGGCTGCTAATTATTCTGATGATTATAAAAGAATAATAGAAGAAGGCCTCAAATCATGAGGCCTTCGATTTTATAGTCTTTCAATGTAAGTGATTCCGTCTTTCATGAATACCGCAATTGGCATATTATTAAATTCTATGCAATATTGAATCGCTCTACGTAGGTCATTGTTGTTATTATAATAACTATCTTCAACTCTTGCATATTTATATCTTGACTTAAGAAACCTCAGTAGATCTTCATACAAATTATGTTGTTTATATCTATTCTTTTGATTTTCTCCAATCTCTCTCTTGGTTACTTTTGTGAATGTCATGATCTATCTTCCTTTCTGAAGGGGGTTTGCACCCCCTCCAATTGTATTAGTTTTTTAATAAATGCATTCTGTTACAAATTCAATTTCGAATCCTTCATTTGCGAGTTCCTGTGCTTTTTTATCTGCTTCTTCTTTTGTCTTAAATATAAAATCTTTTTTCTTCTTATTTCCTCTTGGTGTTACACCTCCTGTGTAATAACTAACCATCCAACCGCTTCTGTTAGGTAATGTGATCATCGCTTTCTCCTTTCTGGTGTTTTAAGTGTTATCGCCTCACCTTCAATTTACTTTCTTGTGATCTCTCCGTAAACTCCTTCAGAATTCCATCTGTTTGCGATCTCATTTGCTTTGGCTTCATCGTGATCTCCGAATGATTTTCTCCAGTGATCTTTGTTCCATTTGAATCCTAAACCCTTAAGAGTTTCTTTGATTCCATAGGTGTTTCCTGTGAGTTTAACTATTATCATATTCTGTGCCTCCTTTATCATGGTATTATTATACAGCTTTTTTATGAATATGTAAATATTTTTTTATAAAGATTTTTGAATATTTCTATTTCTCGATATTTGAATTATAATATATCTGATAAAATCTAATGTACGAAGTAAGGTACACCGAAGAAAAGGAGATTAGAAATGGCACTTAGTAGAAAGTTTTTAGCAGCACTTGATATTCCAGCTGAAAAGATTGATGAGATCATCAAAGCTCACAGTGATACTGTAGAAGCTCTTAAAGAAGAAAGAGATTCATTTAAGGAAAAGGCTGAGAAATTTGATAAAGCTCAAAAGGATCTTGAAGTAGCAAATCAAAAAATCGAAGATCTTTCTAAAGATGACAGTTATAAAGTTAAATATGATGCATTAAAAGAAGATTTCGATGAATATAAGAAGAGTATTGAGACTGAAAAGAGCAACACTAATAAGATGTCAGCATATAAGAATCTACTTAAAGAGATAGGTATCTCTGATAAGAGAATCGATGCTGTCGCTAAGTTAGCTGAACTCGATAAGATTAAGCTTGATAAAGACGGAAAAATCGAAGGATTTGAAGATCTTAAAAAGAGCTTATCTGAAGAGTGGTCAGACTTTATAGTCAAAGATGGAAAAGAAGGTGCAGAAACTTCTACACCGCCAGAAAATAAAGGTGGTACAGCAAAAACAAAGCAAGAAATAATGAAGATTAAGGACACCTCAGAACGACAAAAAGCAATTGCCGAAAATCATGAGTTGTTCGGATTCTAAGGAGGAAAGAAAAAATGGCAGTAACAAATGTTGAAACGTTGACAAATCCCCGTGATAGTTTGCCCAATGTTTACACTAATGTAACGGCGAGAGAGATCGATTTTGTAACCAGATTTGGTCAGAACTGGGAAGCTCTTCGTGAGATTCTTGGTATTATGAGACCTATTAAGAAAGAAGCAGGAACAAAGCTTAAGTCTTATATAGCTTCAGTGACACTTGAAGATGGTGACGTTAATCCTGGTAATGTAATTCCTTATTCTAAGGCAACCGTTGAGGAGATTGGTTATGCTGATCTTACACTTCAAAAGTATGCTAAGGCAGTTCCTGTTGAGGATGTAGATAAGTATGGCGCAGATATAGCTGTTGAAAAGACAGATGAGGCATTCCTCAATGAGCTTCAGACCACTGTCATGGATGACTTCTACGGTGAGCTTACCGGTAATGCTAGTGCAATGACTGGTAATGATGCTACATTCCAGATGGCAGTCGCAATGTCAATCGGTAAGGTTAGAGATAAGTTCAAGAAGATGCATAAGAATATCTCAAGCATTGTCACATTTGTCAATACACTTGATGCTTATAAGTATCTTGGAGCAGCTGATATTTCTATACAGTCGCTGTTTGGTATTGATTATGTTCAGAACTTTATGGGTGCTCAAACGATGATTCTCAGCTCTGAGATAGATCCTAATAAAGTCATTTCAGTGCCTAGTGATAACCTGATTCTTTACTATGTTGATCCTTCAAATGAGTTCCAGAGACTTGGTCTTGTTTATACCACGGACGGTGAGACAAATCTTATTGGATTCCATGCACAAGGAAATTATGGCACAGCAGTCGGTGAAAGCTTTGCTCTCATGGGTATGAAGCTGTGGTATGAGTATGCTGATGGAGTTGCAATTGAGACGATCACAGGAGCATAATAATGTTTAAAGTTATTGAGAACTTCATTGATCTTCAAGATAACAACCATGAGTATAGAGCGGGGGATATTTTCCCTCGCTCAGATTTAAAGGTTTCATCAAAGAGAATAAAAGAGTTATCAACTGCTCAAAATCTTAGAGATAAGCCTTTAATAAAAGAGGTTGTTGAAGATAAAAAAGTAGAGCAAAAGAAATCAGTTAAGAAGACAAACGACGATGCTAAGTGAATTATGCCAAGAGATTAACAACTGGTTTGACAGAGGTCAACCTAAAATACATGGAACACTTGAAATATTTGATGGAAAGATCATTGATGAGGCTTTTACTGAAAAGATTCAAGAAAATCAGTATTTTAGAATAATAGGTTCAGTATTCAATGACGGAGTTTATAAGTATACGAATAATCTGACACTTATAGATGAAGCATTCTATGGATCTATTTGGCTTATGGCTATACCTAATGATTTTATCGCATTAAGTAATGAGATTGATCAATGGAAAGCCGATTATGGCAAGACAGTTAATAGCCCTTATTCTAGTGAATCTTTTGGCGGATATTCATATTCAAAAGTAAGTGGAAATTCTGAAGGTGGAGCCTCATCTGTACCTACATGGCAATCTATCTATGCATCACAGTTGAATCAATATAGGAAGATAAAAACATGAGTTTATTATTAGATGCAATGGAAAAGTGCACATTTATGGATAAAACCACACAACCTGACGGTTATGGTTCTGTTATTCCAGTATGGAGTGAAGGCGCAGAATTTGATGCTGCTATCGTATTTAATACTTCTATTGAAGCTAGAAGAGCTGCAAAAGAGGGTGTAACAAGTCTTTATACTATTACAACTGCCAAAAACCTTACGCTTTCTTATAATGACATATTTAAGCGTAAATCTGATGGTAAAATTTTTAGAGTAACATCAGATGGTGATGATAAATATACACCTGATTCAGCAATACTTAATATGAGGCAAGTTACAGCAGAAGAACTTCCATCTTTACCTTCAAAGTAGGTAATTATTATGGATAAAGCACAAGCATTGCACAATTTTTGGAGTTCATTTGGATTACCAGCATATGATGCATTGACAGTTCCAGATGATGCTCAAATGCCATATATTACTTATGAAGTAGCTACAGATAGTCTTGGCAATAACGTATCTTTAACAGCATCAATTTGGTATAACAATCTTTCATGGAAAGATGTGACAGAAAAGTCAGAACAAATAGCTAAAGCAATATATGATCTTTATCCAAGCGGCATAAAGATCAATGATGGAAGATTGTATATCTCTAAAGGTAGTCCATTTGCTATACGAATGAACGATGATACTGACAAAATGATACGTAGAATAGTGCTTAATATTGTAGCAGAATTTCTTACAGCATATTGAGGAGGTAAAACAATGGGTAAATTTACGGTAATTCCCAAAAACACATTTGATGCACTTCAGATGGATGCTGGAGTGCTTTTAAAGAATTTTGATCCTACAAATCCAGTTGCACCTGCAGATGAAGATATAATATGTGCGACAACTGGAGGAGTAAATCCTTCATGTGTTCCTACATATAGTGATTTCGGAGAGGATGTAGACAATGTGCCTCTTAACATGATGGAATTTAAGCATCTTGATGGTTGGGATTGTAAACTTTCAACCACAGGTCTTGGAACTTCTCCTGAACTTATTAAACTTGCACTCGGTGTAGCAGATATAGTAGGTGGTTCAAAGGTTGTTCCTAGACAAACCATAAAGCTTACCGATTACACAGATCTTTGGTGGGTAGGTGATAAGGCAAATGGCGGATGTGTAGCGATTCAGCTCAAGAATGCACTGTCAACTGGTGGATTCTCACTTCAATCAACCAAAAATGGAAAGGGCACAGTTAGTCTTGAAATTACCGGCCATGTATCAATAGATGCACAGAGTGAAGTACCTATGGTATTTTACTCAATTGATCCTGAAGAAAGTGAATTTAGTGTGACGCAGAACCTTACACACGCTACATCATCCTTCACGGATAGCACGATAGACGCCGGGGATGAGTTGGAAGCAACGATCACAGCCGATACCGGTTATACCATTGATACAGTGACAGTTACGATGGCTGGAGTAGATATCACTTCTACAGCATGGAGCAGTGTTACTAGTAAGGTTGATATTGCAAATGTTACTGGTGCAGTTGTTATAACAGCGTCAGCTTCATAATCCTTATAAATTAACAGGAGAGAATGGATGAAGAAAGAAATCAAGACAATCGCAAATTGTACAGATGAAGAATTTTTGAAACAGTCTGTCAAAATACGATATGCAGTTGAAGAATGGCTCAATGTCACGGGGATATTAGATATAAGAAAAAGAATGCCGCAGCTTGAAAAGATAACTTCAAATATGACTGAGGAAGAAGAGCAGACGGTTAAAGAAAGAAATGAAAAAATTACGCGTGAACAAATCAGAAAAAACTTCAACGACATTCTTGATGAAGCTCTTGAAAAACATCCAAAAGAAACGTTAAAAGTAATACGACTTTGTTGCTTTGTAGAACCGGATGATAATAGTCGTAAAGTAACATATTATTTAGGAGCATTTGCACAGATACTCAATGACAAAGATGTGATGGATTTTTTTACATCATTGGTGAGTATGGGGCAGACACTTGGTTTAGAGCTATAAAAGACATTCGACTTGATCTTCTTTCTTTGTATGGGCGGCGGTATGTGGTAGATAACTGCATATCTCTGCTCATGGAAGAAAGAAAAGAGAAAGAATATAGAGTATACGTTACAGATATTTTATTATCTATACTTAAAGCACAGTTTACAGAACGAATAGACATACCTCGTTATATTGATATCATTAATCCTCCAAAAGAAAAGAAGTTAGATCGTACAGCAGATGAGATTATACAAGATATCTCACATAAGTTAGATATGTTGGGGAAATAAATGGACGTTTTTAACCTTAAAGCCATATTATCATTAGATTCTAGCGGTTTTGATAATGGATTAGATAAAGCTGGAGCAACATTTGGAAAAATAGGTGGTGCTCTTAAGACAGGTTTCTCAACTATTGCTAAAGTTGGAACTACTGCTATGGGAGCCGCTACAGCTGGAGCAATAGCTCTTACTAAAGCATCTGTCAGTGGATATGCTGACTACGAACAATTAGTAGGCGGTGTTCAAAAACTCTATGGCAATATGGGACAATCCCTTGAAGAATATGCTAAATCTACAGGGAAGAGTGTAGCAGAAGCAAAAAGCGAGTGGAGTAGTCTTGAAAAAGCACAGAATATGGTGCTAGACAATGCCAAAAAAGCTTATAAGACTGCAGGAATGTCAGCAAATGAGTATATGGATATCGCTACAAGCTTTTCTGCATCTCTTATTAATTCTCTTAGTGGAGATACAGTCAAAGCAGCAGAACAGACAGATGTTGCTATGAAAGCAATTTCCGATAATTTCAACACATTTGGTGGTGATATCGGAATGATTCAGAGTGCATTTCAAGGTTTTGCAAAACAGAATTATACGATGCTCGATAATCTTAAATTGGGTTATGGTGGCACAAAAACAGAGATGGAGCGTCTCATTGCAGATGCAAATGAATATGCTGCATCTATAGGTGAAGCATCTGATCTATCAATTGAAAGTTTCTCAGACATAGTTACAGCTATCGATCTTGTTCAGCAAAAACAGAATATTGCTGGAACAACGGCACGAGAAGCATCTACAACCATAGCAGGATCACTCGGTATGGCAAAATCAGCATGGGAAAATTTAGTTACAGGATTTGCAGATGGTAATGCTGATATAGATCAACTTATGGGTGATTTAATTGATTCTGTAGTTGGATATACAGATGAGATGGGTAATCATGTCAATGGTGTCATTGATAATATTCTTCCTGCCATAGAGACAGCTCTTGTGGGTATAAGCCAAGGTATAGCAAAAATTGCTCCAGTAATAGCAGAAAAATTACCTGAACTTATAACAGAAGTAGCACCTCCTTTGATTGATGCCGCATGGCAGATGGTAACTACTCTTGGACAAGCTTTAGTGGATAATGTTCCTACACTTCTCAATTATGTTGATTCATTAATGATGCAAGTATATTTTGCTCTTCTTGATTTTGATTGGAGTGGAGCTGCAAGTAGTTTTGCAGATAAAATAGGTGACTTATTTGATCCTGAGAAGTTGGGATTAGAGCAAACTTTATTATCAAAAGCATTTGGAATAGTTGAGGCTTTTGCATCTGGAATTGGAGAAGCAGCTCCTACTCTTGTTCCAGCTGCAATAGATTTAATATCAAGATTTGCTAATTTTATAGCTGATGAAATTCCTTTAATGATAGATTCAGCATTTGATCTCATATTGGGACTTGCAGAAGGTCTTACTAAGCCTGAATCACTAAATAAGATGGTTGATTCAGCAATTGCTATTATTACTAAACTTGCAGAGGGCTTAATCAAAAATCTTCCTAAATTGTTACAGACTGCTCCTAAAATTGTAGGAAATCTTGTTGATGCTCTTGTTACAAATGCTCCCAAGTTAATAGTAGCATCTGTTAAACTCATTTTCCAACTTCAAAAAGGAATAATGGATAGTATACCTTCGATAGTCGAAGCAGGAATACAATTAGTTGGAGAATTAGTACGAGGAATTATAAATCTTGAACATAATCTGTGGAATGCTGGTATTGAGATCATTGAGAGTTTTAGAGAGGGTATAGAGAATTTTGATCCTGCTGAATGGGGTAGAGATTTGATTGATAGCTTTGTGAGAGGAATTACAAGTGCTATAGGTAGAGTAAGAGAAGCTGTATCAAATGTTGCTAATACTGTTAGAAGTTATTTACACTTCAGTGAACCTGATGTTGGACCTCTTGCAGATTTCTCAACATATGCTCCTGATATGATGAAGTTATTTGCAAAAGGAATTGAAGACAATGAAAATGTAGTAAGTTCTCAAATAAATAAGAGTTTTGATTTTGGCAATGATATAGTCTCAAGCATTCCTTCAAGTAGTTCATCAGATCTTTCGCAGATTATAGGTCTTTTGAATAACTTCTTGCCGCAGATAGCTAATATGCAAATGGTTACAGATACTGGGGTACTTGTGGGTGCTTTAGCCCCTGCAATGAACACGCAACTTGGTTCCATCAGAATGAGGAATGATAAAAGATGATTACACATGACATTCGTGATGGTATCACGATAGTAGTTGAAGATAAGGATATAAGTTACCACTCTTATAGAGATTGGAATTTATATGTGGCAAATAATGATCCTATTGGCGAGCCCAAGCAGTATACAAACTATGTGGAAGTACCTGGCAGAAATGGTAAAATTGATTTATCAGAAGTACTTGCAGGAAGACCTGTTTTCTTATCGAGAGAGATCAAGATATATCTTGCAGGATTAAGAGAAATTCCCAAATGGGACACAGTTATGTCGGATTTTCGTAATCACATTGATGGGAGAGTATGTAGGATAATCTTTGATACTGATCCTGCATTTTATTGGAGAGGAAGAGTTGATATAACTGATTTTAAGCCCGCTTATGAATTTGGGAAGTTTTGTTTAAGCATTCCTGAAGCAGATCCATATAAGTATAGTGTTGCGACATCTGGGGAACCTTGGAAATGGGATCCTTTTAATTTTATCAATGGAGTTATTACATATTCAGGGGCAATCGTAGTCAGTGGTACTGCTACACTGGTTATACCACATGGATATATGCCCACTACTCCAGATATTGTAGTATCAAATAAGACAGGAACCCTAACAATGGTGTATGATGGTGTTCAGTATGAACTAAATGCGGGTGTAAATAAAATTCCTTCAGTGATTATAGGTGGAGATGATGACGTAACACTCACATTCACGGGCAACGCAAAAGTTGAGGTAGTTTATAGGAGTGGTTCTTTATAATGTATCAAGTAAATTTGGGAGATAAAATACTGTATTATCCGGCATCGGAAGATGCAGTCATATATGATACAAACCTCAATTTACAAGTTGGTATTGCAGGAGAGTTCACATTCAAGGTACCACCTACAAACCCCTTGTATTCATCACTTGCTATGGGTACACTCATCACCATATTTAGAGATAAAAAGGAATATTGGAGAGGTGAAATTCGTGATATAAAAATAGATTTTGCTAAAATAGCAGAAGTTTATTGTCTTGAGGATGTTGCATGGCTTGGTGAGGAGTTTATGGCTCCGACAAAGGTTACTAATCAGACTTATGCGCAGAGATTTACAACTGCTATTGATACATATAATTCTACTCGTGGAAATGATAGAAAATTTACAGTGGGATATGTTTATAATGGTTCTGCCGTATGTAATTGGCGTACTGAGTATGAGTGGTCTATCTTAGATTCCATTCGTAATTGCATTTGCAGAGATAACTGTTATGTGAGAGTCAGAAGAACCACAAGCGGTAGCACAATCACAAGATACATTGATGTAGTTCGTCTTGAGGATTATGGAGTTGCAGCATCACAGCCTATTGAATACGGATATAATCTTCTTGACTATGTGAAGGACTCTGATTATGGTAATTTGGTCAACGTCTTAACTCCTTATGGAGATACACTTGAGGATGCTGCTGGAAACCCCGTATATGTTTACGATGACTATTATAAGAGGCTTGAAGGAACAACAATATCAAATAGTGCTTCTATCACGGCTTTTGGACGACACGCAAAAGCAGTTGTTTTTGATGGAGTAACAAACCTTACTACGTTGAACAATTTGGCATCAGCATATCTTTCAAGGTACTGTCAGCCACAATTAACGATGGAAGTAAGTGCTATTGATTTATCGGATGTAGAGGATATTGATTCGATAAATATCGGAGATTCTGTGTTGATTGTAGCAAAACCATTTGCGATCAATCAAAGGCTTTATCTTACAGAAATGGATGTGGATCTACAAAAACCTGAATCAAATCGAATAATTCTTTCGGGTAATGTTGTTCGAAGAACCCTTACATCACAGATACAAACTGCTATGGATGCCGTGGAAGAGATCCCCGAAGAATCAGACCTCTTGAAGTCAGCAAAAGCAAATGCGCTGACTATGCTCTTGGATGAAACCCAGGGCGGATATGTGGTATTTGAATACGATACAAACAACACCAGAGTGGAAGCCATAAACATCTGCAATGCAAGAACAATAGATCAATCAACAAAAAGATGGAGATGGTCACAGAACGGCCTTGGATATCTTGAGAGAGCGAATACTTCATCCACATGGCCTCAATCCAACATACCCATTGCCTTAACGAATGACGGCTCTATTGTGGCGGACAGGATCACGACAGGAGTTATGTCAGCAACAAGAATCAGAGGTGGTTCACTCTCATTAGGAGGCACAGGACAGGGAGCTTATAAGAGCGGAAGTCTGTATATATATGATGGAAGTTCAACGGGGCAAGCTGCCACAGATAAACTTGTTGGATCGTGGACATCATCGGGAATCTCCGTGAAAAAGGGTACAGTAACCCTTGGAGACAAACAAAACTTAACAGATGCCAACACCGGAGTCTATATAGGTGCTGATGGAATATCAGCCGGAGCAAATTCGGTCTTCAAGGTGACTTCAGCCGGAGTCTTGACGGCTACGTCTGGAACTTTTGGAGGAAATTTATCAGCGGCAGGGGGAACCTTTGCGGGAAACCTATCAGCAGCCGGAGGTACGTTTAGCGGAAGTCTTTCCGCAGCAGGAGGAACTTTTACTGGAAATCTGTCGGCAGCAGGAGGCACATTCAAGGGTAGTCTCCAGGCAGCAGGTGGAACATTTAGTGGTCAGTTATCTGCTGCCACAGGTAGCTTCTCTGGTCAAGTGACAGCAAGTTCGGGGCAAGTTGGAGAGTTTACTATTAACAGTCCCTCGGGAAAATTATCAGTTGGAGATGCAGAACTGTCACGTTATAGGATGAGTTGCGGAAATGCGGGTAATGGCATAGTTCATCTTTTGGGGAATAGTGATGACAGAGATGCAAGATACGGAATGTTGCAGTTGTCCAATTCTGGAAACTGGGAGGGACATACTTGTCTTGCCGGAATAAGGATTTATGGCAATGGCAAAGTTGAAGGTTACGATGGAAATGGAAATGTTGAATGGACTAGATATCTAAGAAATATACCCGAAGGATAAAGGAGGAAAAGATGGCAAATATTGACACCTATTTACAAGCCATAATGGATGCGGTCTATGGTGAACAGGTCAGAGGTTCGATACATGATGCAATCGCACTCATTAACGATGTATCAGAAGCAGTCCTGACTGTTGGTACAGCCGTAGACTCACCGACAAGCTCATCCACAGGCTTCTTTGAAGATTCACTCTATGTGAACTCAATCACATGGGATCTTTGGAAGTGTACCGGAACAGACACTTGGAATCTTGAAGGCAACATCAAGGGTGAGACAGGAAATGGAATTGCATCAATCACAAAGACTTCAACAAATGTTTTGGTTGATACATACACGATCCTGTTTACGGATGGCACTCACACAACCTTTGATGTGACTAATGGAAAATCCATAGTGAGCATTGCAAAGACCTCAACGAGTGGCCTTGTGGACACCTATACGATCACCTTTAACGACACCACCACTACCACATTTACAGTTACAAACGGAATTAATGGGAATCGGTGGTTCAGAGGTACAGACATCAGCGGTAAAGCCGTGAATCCTACTGTGTATGTCAATTCTGGCATCACAGACGCAAGACCTAATGACTTCTATCTGAACCCTTCAGAAGGTGCTGTGTATTATTGTGTGACAGGCGGAGACGCTTCAACAGCTACATGGAGTTATGAACTGACCATGAGCGGTGGCGGAGGCGGAGGAAATCTGTCAGATCTGGGTGACGTGTCTTTGGTCAGCCTTCAGAATGGACAGTTCTTGAAGTACAACACCACTACAAGTAAGTGGGAAAATGCAGACATAACCTTTGCAGACCTCACAGACAGCAACATCAACAGTCCGGCAGAAGGACAGATTCTGACATACAATGGCACAACAGGGAAGTGGGAGAACCGAGACATTGACAAGTCTGTGATAAGATACGGCGGAGCAATGACCTTCAATGATTTGATTACCAACCAAGCCACGATCCGGACGGCAGCCAATGAGGACACCTTCTATCTCATCACGACCACAGGAACTCTTGACGCAACCACGGCACAATACTTCACAAGTCAGTATTCAGCCGGATCGGAGATAACGGCGGATTCTCATATCGCAGTCATAAACGTGGGAACAGAGGCCAATCCTGATTACAGATTTGATGACTTTGGCGGTTGGGTGGATTTGTCTCCACTTACACCGAAGACAATTGTGACAAGCAATGATGCTTTTGATCCGCTGAAAACGTATTCCGCTGGTGAATGGCTTATACATCAAGGCGTTTTATATGAAGTTATAACCGCTTGTACCGGGATAACTCCACCTAATGCGACGTATTATAACCCAATCACACTACATGATTTAAAAGACAGAATAGATGCACTAAACAGCGCAGAGAATGACTTCTATAGGCCGACAGATTATATCGCAGAAATAGCGGCATCAAGACGGGGAAATGTCGTGTCGATAATGCTAAACGGTGCAAGAAATCTAACTCCAGGCACAATGCACACAGTTATGACACTTCCATCACAGTACAGACCGTATAGGGAAGTGAGAAATACTTCGCCTACAGGAGAGGCAACGCCGAGGTCGGTTTTTTGTCAAATCGGAACCGATGGCGTTATTAAGGTTTATAATTATGCAACAACGCAAATAACGTCGGCAAACCTAACGGTTCAGATAACCTATCCATCACAAGCATAATATTAAGTGCCTAAACAATGATAAAGCAAATATAAGGAGGAAATAAAAATGCAGTATTACATCGAAACCATTGAGCAGATTTACAAGGATGAGGCGTATTCAGAGTATGGCGGTACTGAGAAGGTCGCAGACGAGACCACGGCTCTCAGCAAGTATTACAAGAAACTGTCCGACGTGGCGGCAGATCTGGGAGTGAACCACACTTATATGAACATCAAATTGATAAACTCCGTAGGCGGAGAGATCAAGAGCGACGTAATTGGTCAGTATGTCACCGAGGATCCGGACGAGGAATAATTGAATGACACCCGAAAGTATTGAAATTATAAAAACCTTAATAACCGCTGGCACGACCCTTCTCGTTAGCCTCGGAACGTGGCACGTATCAATGAGGCAGTACAGGGCTAAAAATGAGTCAATGGTACGTGATGCCATAGAGGACGTAAAAAATACAGTCACAACGACCACGGCTGACACACAAGAGCATCTGGCTATCATCGACCTTAAAATTGAAACCTTGTCGGATAGGGTTGAAAAACACAACCAGGTGATAGACCGGACGCGAGAGCTGGAAAAGACTGTAGCCATAAACTCAAATGACATCGAGCACTTAAAGGAGAAAGATTAATGGAATACTTTTTAGGTGGCATCGGTGCGGGTGCATTATTAGTCTTTGGGTATTATTGGTTTATTATCGGTAGGCATAGGAGAATGCCAAGCCTTACGAAGTTCGTGGCATTTACCATTACTGTATTGCTTATATATACAGTAGCAGAAATGATATCAAGCACGATGACGGGGGTTTCTCATGATACACTAACTACTTGCTTTTTTGCTTGTTTTGGTGGGGAAATCCTGTCATGTGCTTTAATTAAGATTTTCAAGTTAAAGGAGGAAAATAATGAATAGCGGATTTTTAATCTCAGCATTAGCAATTATTTCAGTTCTCACAAGCCTCACCGTAGAGGCACTGAAGAAGATCTTTAACGAAAAAGGAATCAAGTATAGTTCCAATTTATTGGCCGTCATTGTGTCAGTCATTCTTACAATAGCCATATGTATTGGATTTGTTCTTTATACAGGAGTACCATTTACGATACAGGAGGTGATCATAATGATTGCCCTTACCTTTCTGTCTTTCCTATCTTCTACAGTAGGTTTTGATAAAGTAAAGCAAATGCTCGAACAGTTAGGAGGCTGATTATGGCATACTCAGCAGAAGGATTTCTTGCTACTATAAAGCAATGGGTCATAGATGACATGAAGAGAACAAAGATCCTTGCATCTCTTACAGCAGCTCAAGCCCTTATAGAGAGTAATAAAGGCAATTCTGGTCTTACCCAGAAAGCAAACAATTTGTTTGGAATGAAGGGTGAGTATGAAGGTCAATATGTACTCATGAACACTACTGAATTCTATAATGGGATTCGAACTACAGTTAAAGCAAAGTTTAGAAAGTACCCTTCATGGGAGGATTCCATCAACGACCATTCTGGGTTGTTTTGGCGATCTGTGAGGTATGAGAATCTTCGTGGTTGTACTGACTATAAGTTAGCGTGTAAATTCGTTAAAGAAGATGGATATGCTACTTCTCCGACTTATACGCAGACACTTATAAATACTATTGAAACTTATAGACTTTATACTTGGGATCAGGAAGCACTTGGACAACCTATAGAAGAAGTAAAAGTCGGCAATCCTTATCCTGTTCCAACAGTTATTATCAAATCTAATAGTCGTGGAAATGCTGTAAGATGGCTCCAGTATGCTCTTAACTCAAGAGGTGGATATAAATTAATAGTTGATGGAATAGCTGGTGCACTTACTATTGGTGCAGTTAAGGATTGGCAAGAAAAAAATAATCTTACTCCTGATGGAATTGTAGGACCAAAGACATTGGAATCATTAATAGGAGAGATTTAATGAATGATAGAAAAGATGTGTCATATATAGTATATGAAAGTATGGCAACACGTCTAGAAAGAATAATAGAACGAATGTATCTGATAATTATCTTATTAATTGTATTATTAGTAGGTAGTAATTGTGCATGGATATATTATGAATGTCAATTTGAAGATATATCTACAGTCATTGAGGCTGAACAAGATGCAACTGATGGTGGATCCAATTATGTGGTAAACGGTGATTATGGCAAAACAGAAGATAAAGATAACAACTAAAAAGAGAAGTAGAAAATTTGGAGGTAAATCTGGTTACCATCCATGTCCGTCATGTCACGGTACAGGGAGGAAACGTAATGTCGGTAGAGGTGCATGATTACACTAATAATGAAATGCTCTTAAAAATTAATGATCTTATTCATTCGGCTAGAGATAGAGAATTGATGAAATATAGATTGATAGATGGTTTTACGCAAGAACAATTGGCTGAAGAATTTGATTTATCTGTGAGACAAGTACAAAGAATAATATATAAATATCAAAAACTCCTATTATTATAACACCCCTTCATATTCATTCCTTTCATAAAAGATGGTCTACCCATTTGGGTAGGCTGTCTTTTTATGTCTATAAAATGTCATGCTTATGGCATTCCAAAATCAATAGACTTTTTATATTATAAATTTATTGGAGGAGGTAAAAATCATGAATGAGTATATCTTAAGATTGATTCATTGTGGATATCCACTCTGTGAGGCAATTTCTACTTATCATGATTTTATAAAAGAATATAGTCTAAAGGATCTCATATTATTTATAGAATCTCTTGAAAAGGAAGTAGATAATATATGTACATAAATTACAATCCAAATCCAACAGGAAGAAGTGTAGGTGATTGTTCAGTTCGTGCAATAGCAAAAGCCTTAAATGTTGATTGGGAAACTGCTTACATAATGCTTTGTAATAATGGTTTTGATATGGGTGATATGCCATCAGCAGATAGTGTATGGGGATCAGTATTAAGACAAAACGGATTTTATAGATTAAATATTCCAAACAGTTGCCCAGACTGTTATACAGCCAAAGATTTTTGCCAAGATTATCCCCAAGGTGTATATGTTTTAGGATTTGGAGGACATGTTGCTACTGTTGAAAATGGAAATCTATTTGATAGTTGGGATAGTTCACAAGAAATTCCGCAATTCATGTGGTATAGAAAGGAGTCTTAATCATGCCTAATTATTATAATCCATATTATTATCAATCTCAAATGAATCCCAATCAAGCGGTGCAGCAACAAGTACCTCAATTACAATCTCAAATACAGAGTGGTGGATTTGTAAATGTAAGAAATGAGACAGAGGCAAGAAATTATCCTGTGGCTTTAGGTAATAGTGTCACATTTAAAGATGAAAATGCTCCATATATCTATACTAAAACGATGGGATTTTCTCAACTAGATGTTCCAAGATTTGATAAATATAAGTTGGTTAAAGAAGAACCTACAGAACCATCCAAATTGCTTCAAGATGAGACTTTTGATCATGAGCCTATATCTAATACTATAGATAATATAAAAGATGAAATTAAAGCTATTTGGAATGAAATAGAAGGCATTAAGAATGACCGTAGTAAATCAGATACTTCAACGAGGCGAAATGCTAAGAAAGAGAAGGATGGTGATGATTGATATGGTAAATAATGTTAATGATTTTATAAATATGTATCGACAGCTTAAAAGTAATCCTGTTCAATTTTTATCTCATCGATTTAATATTCCACAAAATATGAACAATCCCAATGATATTGTTCAACATTTACTAAATACTGGACAAGTTTCACAAGAACAAGTTAATCAAGTAATGAATATGAAGAATAATCCTATATTAAAACAACTTATGGAGAAAATACAATGAAAGAACAGATCAAAAAGAAAATAGATGAATACATCCAATCTATCTTGGATAAAACCGAACTCACAATGACAGATTTCATGTTTTTGGTGACGGTATATAAAGATCTCAAAGATGAGAATTGATATAAAGTCGGTGCACAGGCTTTATATAACCGACCATCCGTCCGGAGGGTGGCCGCTAACCTAAAATAATTATAGGAGGAAAAAGAAATGGCTTTGACAGATGAAAGCGGAAATGGAATGGTGATGCCAGTAGCACCCATGTATGGTGGTAATAATGGTGGCTTTGGTGGCTTAGGTAATGATTGGGGTTGGATAATCCTTCTGCTCCTGTTTGCAGGTGGTGGATGGGGTAACGGCTTCGGCGGTGGATTTAACAATTCACTCGGTTATGATTTCCCTTGGCTCCTCAATGGTCAGAATGGGATCAACGCTAATACCAACATGGGATTTCAGAACGCTATGCTGAATGATAACATCACAAGTATTCGTGATGGTATTAACGGTCTGTCTACTCAGCTCTGCAATTGTTGTGGAGACATGCAGATGGCTCTTGCTAATGGCTTTGCAGGAGTTGAACAGGGAGCAAATGCAAGGCAGATGGCTAACATGCAGTCCATGTTCGGTTTGCAGAATCAGTTAGCACAAGCAAGTGCTGATAATAGACTTGGTATTGCAGGTCTTGGATCTGATATTGCTCGTGAAGCATGTGCTACAAGAACTAATGATACTCAGAACACTCAAAGTATCTTAAATGTTATTAATGGTGGCATACAGTCTATTAAAGATCAACTCTGCCAGGATAAGATCGACGCTAAGAATGATGAGATCTCTGCTCTTCGCCAGCAGATTGCTATGAAAGATCTTGAAGCTTCACAGATAGCACAGAATGCTTTCATTCAACAGGGATTCTCTAATGAAGTTGATCAACTTTACAACAGGCTTTCAAATTGTCCTGTTCCGTCAACCCCTGTCTACGGCAGAACACCTATTTTCACTTGTAACAATAATGGGTGCGGATGCGGATGTAACGGAAGCAACTTCTAAGGAGGTGTAACTATGGCAGAATATCTTGCTAATGCGCCACAGAATGTGGCATTGAATGGTCCGATACTGTTCACGGCATCTATCCCGTGTAATAAAGGTTACGTCTATCATGAAGACGAAACGGGGATTTTTATTCTGAGAGGTTGCACCAACAACTGTTTTGCGAGATATCAGGTAACTTTTAATGGTAACATAGCAGTTCCTGAAGGCGGTGAAGTCACCCCTATTGCCGTAGCTATAACAGTAAACGGAGAGCCAAGACTTACGAGTAGGGCGATATATACTCCTGCTGCAGTCGATGAGTATGGCAATGTTACAAGCACGGCAATAATAACTGTACCGAGAGGATGTTGCTTTAGCGTGTCGGTAAGATATGTGGATGCTACCACAGATGATCCGACCACTGAGCCTACGCCTCTTATCACGGTACAGAATGCAAATTTTGTAGTCAACAGGATAGCATAAGGAGGTGATACCATGCATAAATTAATGGAATTTATATGTGACGAAATGGAAGAACTTGAGCGCAAAGCGGAGAAAGACGGAAAGCTTACCATGCAGGAAGTGCAGTACCTTGATACGCTTGCTCATACAAAGAAGAATCTACTGAAAGCAGATGAGATGTGGGATGAGAGCGAGTATAGCATGGCAGGCGACAGATCATACGCTCGTGATAGAAGAATGAATAGAAACAATATGTCTTATGCAAGAGGAAGAGGCAGAAACGCTAGGCGTGATGCAATGGGTCGTTATAGTAGAGATGGCTATAGCATGGCAGAGGATGACTTCAAAATGGAGTTACAGGATCTGATGCAGGATGCCCCTAATGAGCAAGTTAAGATGAAGCTTCAGCGTATGATGTCTGAGATGTAAAAGGGGGTGGCTTCTGTGATAACTGAACATGATTTGGCAGAAGCCATTGCCGAATGTGAAGGTCAAAGAAATCCATCTGCAAATACTTGTTTAAAATTAGCTGCGTTCTATATAATAAGAGATAAAATGTATCCTGCTAAACAGGAAATAAGAGAGGAAGTTATGAATAAACAACCTTTATATGCAAACTATTCTAGATCTTCTGAAAATGAACAATCTGAATTTAGACAAGTAATAAGATCAATTGATTCAGAAAAACTTCTATCTATAATGGATGAACTTATGACTACGCTTAAAGTAGTTATGCCAAAATTATATGATGGAGTAATGCAGAAATTGATCAACTACTAAAAAGATTCCCTCAGTAGAAATACTGAGGGAACTTTTTAATCTATTATACCAAAATCCGCTAATCGTTTTTTAGCTAAATTGATATAATATTGTCTATCTAGTTTTGCAGGTATTGGGGTATTATGTATGTCACCATTTTCAATAAAGCATTTATCAGGAGTATTTCCAAATTTTGCTGGATTATTACCTGAACGACATTTGAGAATCCTGCCATCTTTAGGATCAAGTGAAGCAAATACTCTATAACATTTATAATTATATTTTATTCCATTGTGTTCAACATATTCATATTTGTTCGTAAGTTTTACTAATTTTTGAAATTCCATAAAGCTATCAGAACTATTTATAGTTTCCTCAACAGATGTCTTATTGGTCATATAATTAACCAATGCCTTATTAATTATTGGAAGATCAAAATCAAGTGGACCTAATTCCTTAACATAAGCTCCTATTCTTTCTACTCCATCATCAAGATCAATCCACAAATAATTGTTTACATCTTTTTGATATATTTCTTTAATCTGATCAGTAGCAAGCTTTATATCACATTTATCAGTACTCATTCGACATTCCCAATCATGACAAATATCATCAAGCATATCAAATGCTTTATCTGTATCTGGTATTTGTACTATGAGGCCATCTGTATTTGATTGTATGAGTACAAATCCAGGTATCACCTCAAGATGCTCAATAAGATCAAGTAACATCAATTGACCGTTAATGCACATGATATTATTATTTCTAGGATCATATGCAGCATTATTTTTATCTTTCATAGCTCCTGATAAAGAATTTAACATTGTTTTATAAGGCAATTGTTCTCTTTTAAGTTTTTTTACTTCTTCTTTAGTTTTTGCAGATTTTTGTTTTTCTTTTAACTTCTTTCTTTTTTGATATACTAAATTAAAATTATTATTTGTAGCAGATCGTGTGACATATCCATGAGCTATCAGAAATGATGGATAATAGTTATTAACATCTACATGAAATAAACCATTAACATAATGAACTGGATGATCTGGAGCGCCATGACAACCACCAAAACCAAAAGTATGTGGTATACCTGCCACATTTGTAGTAAATGATTTGGATTTATACCATAACATTTTTTCTTTATCATTTGCATGATTAAGATCCAATTCTTTTGCTTCTTTAGCACATTCATTGAACCAACTGATGACTTCTTTATATTTTTTTATATTGATACATGGAAGAATAAAAAAATCAAATTCATCTTCATAAGAATGTCTTTCACATTGTAAGACTGAAGCTGTAAGTTGTGCTTTACTTTCACCTATATTTGATATATTAAGAATATCGCTGAATGCTTTAATTATTGCATAATTAGCATTAAAATCATCTATTCTATTCATGAATACTTCTATGGTATTTTCAACATCAGAAGTACAATATTTGATGGTTTCTTCAATTTCTTTTTTATTTAACTTACGATCAATATTAAATGGTACAGATGTTTCTTTGATATTATTTCCCATAAAGCCTTCAAGAGTTTTAAGACCATTAGATTTAGATGTAAATACATCATAATTAATCATTGGAATTTTATTAAAAGCTCTTGATATCTGCCAACCATCTAAACCGTCAATTATGATCTTATCATTGATAGTCTTAGGATCCATGCCTAATAATATACCTTTAAAAATATATTTATCGTAATGTTGATTGTTAAATCCAACCCAAATATTTTTTATATTAGCTTCATAATATTTTTTTAATGATTCTGGATCGTTTATTACCACTGATTTTTGACGTGTATCAGTATCAATGAATACAACTAACCAATCATACTTAAATACTTCAAAATCATAAAATATCATAATTTCTCCTGAATTATTTTAATCTATACCCAAGTCTTCGATATTCGTTATATACCGGCGCCCATATAATCTCACATTGCTTTCGCTCTGCTGGAAAAAACTTTTCAAGGGTATCAAGCTCTTCCTGCAAATGTATAGCAAAAGGGCAACCCTTACATCCCGTTCGTGGAAAATTATATGGTTCTTTATATATATCACATATCTTAATATTATACTCATTGATAACCCAATCTTCCCAATCTTTAGTTACAGGGATTAATGGTTTAAATTGTTTAAGCTTTTTTCCTTGAAATTGTAGACAACCACTTCTACCTCTTCTTCCACCCTCGTCCCGCATAGTACCAATAATTGCAATATCTTTACCATTTTGTGTAGCCCAACTTATGAGAGGTTCTTCTTTTAATCTAATACAACACATATCAGATATTTTAAGCTTATTTTCATCTGTAAAATGAAATAATAATTTTTTAGGGCAAGTTGGTGAATGCCAAAATTCTGGACGTTTTCCTAAATAACCATTTACCATATTTTTTTCAAATCCAAAATTTTGATATAACATTACACATCTTGAATGAACTTTACTTTTGAATGGATAACCATCTTCTTTAAGCATTAGCTTAATTGGTATACTTGGTTTAATATCTATAATTCGGTCATCAGTTTCTTTTAATTCAAATACAAAATCACGAATCATGTTAAGATCAATACCTGTGTTAGCATATACTCTTGGAATTTTATTCGCAGGCAAAGCTATGTCTATTAATGCTGATAATACAGTGCTGTCCTTGCCACCACTGAATGATATATAAAAATTTTCCTCCTCATACTTATTGATTATTTGTTGTATCTTTTGTATTCTATCTTGTAATAAAAATTCATTATCGGTCATTCTTTTTCTCCTTTCTTTTATTTAACAGCCCTTACTGGATTCGAACCAGTACATGCGAGGATCAAAACCTCGTGCCTTACCGCTTGGCTAAAGGGCCATATAACCTACCGCAGGAGGCGAGTTCGTCTTTGTTCCTGTCTCTGTTTCGAAGATGCCTAGGATGGATAGGCCTTACTCTTCTCTCGCCCATTTCGGTTAATAGGAATGCGATAACCACTCGCATTCTTGATGACTCCCCTGCGTTTACCGTTCAAGACGGATTGCAACTCCCAGTTCTCTTATGTCATCTTCCCAGGCTATCTCGGGTAAGGATTTGCACCTTACATGAATGTATTACTCCCGACCGTAACATTCTTATCGCTATAAGCGTCTACCTATTCCGCCACCGAGATATTTAGTTATTTGTCAAATACTTCGAGTATATCTATAGAATTAAAAGCATCGGGATCATAATCGATCTTAAGTTCAATATTCGGACAAATATCCTGATAAATATCTAATATCTCTTCAGCAAATTGCGAATAATTCTTAAATTCAAGAGTATCATCTTCATCAAGAAGTTTTTCAAGCCAAGATATTACTCCCTTAATAGCAACACCGTCATTCCAACGTTCTGTGATCTTATTACCACAAATTACTCGATTGAAAAATATCTTTCTCTTATCTTGCTTTTTTGGTGCTTCAATGGTTTCTATTATACTCATCTGCACAGCAAACATTAACTTATCTTCAGCTTTAGTTGGCTTAATTTCCATCTTATCTATAGTTGTCATATAGATTCCTTTTGGTACATCATCATATTCTGGAGCAGTCTCCATTTGCTTCTTAAGTTCTTCCTTGTTTACCATCTTGTCAAATTTGTTGAAATCCATTTTAATTTCCTCCTTTAATTATTTACCCGTTGAACCAAAACCATTATCTTTACGTTCATCACCAAGCTCGTCTACGAATTCAGCATATATAACTGGCCTAACTACGAGCTGTCCGATCTTTTCTCCTGCATTAATACTTATTTTATTGTCTGAAGTATTATAAAGAATCGCGTGAATCTCTCCTCTATATCCAGCATCAACTGGAGCATTTGCTGCCCAAATACCTCTAGAACTGAGTCCTGACTTACAATGAACAACGATATCATAACCATCTGGGAGTTCTACACCTATCCCTGTTGGAATCTTTACAACATCATGCGGCCAAATTACTGTATCTTCTGCTGCAAAGACATCTGCTCCTGAATCATTATAATGAGCTCTATCAGGGGCCTTAAAATTATTAAATTTGATTAACTTGATCTTCACCTATAATACCTCCAATTGTTATTATTCTTTTTATTCCGGCATTTTTTATCATTTTCATGCATACTGGACAAGGCTCAATATTATACACGTCTTTATTCAATTCTGTACCAAATAAATATAGATCACCTCCTAACATTTCATTACGTGATGCTGATATTATAGCATTTTGTTCTGCATGCACTGCTCTACAAGTAGTATAGTTTCCAGAATTATGTGGTAAATTAAGTCTGTCGCATTTTCCTATATCGCAGCAGTTAACATCACCCCTAGGACTACCGTTATATCCAGTTGATATTATCTCATCATTATTTACTATCACTGCACCATATTGTCTCTTGATGCAAGTTGATCTCAATGATACAGCTTTAGCTATATTGAGATAATAATCATTTTTACTTAATCTCATAGTATACTCCATTATTTATGATCAAAGTATCAAGTTTACCAATTATAAAGGATTTAATAGCATTGCTTGAATTATCAATAATAGGTTCACCATGAAGATTATAACTAGTATTGATCAAACATTTCTTACCAGTACGAGAATAATATCTCATCAATAATCTATGCATAAATGGCATTTCTTTTTTATTTACGCATTGAGGTCTTGCAGTACCATCTACATGGGCAACACCCTTATAAGTTGTTACGAATTCATCTGTTCCATCAAATGTCATGGTCATGAATTTAGAAGCATATTCTCCATGCTTAAAGTTTTTGAAAAGATCATTTGCAAATTCTTCAGCACATACAGGAGCAAAGGGCATAAATTCAGTTCTACCAAGTCTATGGTTTAAAGTATCATTAATAGTAGGATCTGTAGCATCACACAATATGGTACGATGACATAATGCTCTAGGTCCAAATTCCATATTACCTCTTACTAAGCATACTACCTTATTGTTTATTATATTATCAATTATGATGTCAATTAGTTTATCATCATGATGGTACTCATATTGGCTACAATCTTTTGGAGATAAGCCACCAAATACATTTAGGAATTTACCATCGATCTTTGAATGACTGTGGGCAATACATGCACCGACACAGGTTCCTTCATCGCCCATTGCTGGGCAAACATACACATTCTCAAAAATACCAGAATCTTTTATGCGTTGATTCAACTTAACATTTGCAAAAAGACCTCCTGACAGATAAACGGATTTTTTTATAAGACATTTTGATTTTAACCAAGCAATAGTAAATACTTCAGCAAATTCTTGAACAGAACATGCAATATCTTTCATTTCTGCTCCATTTGCTATTAGATCTTTTATTAATTTATAAATATTACGTTTAATTGATAAAAAATCAGCAAAATCTATAATCTGTGAAGGCGTATTACGATCTTCATCTGTGACTTCTCCAATATATTTAATGTTTGTTTTATCTGTAACATCATATAAAGAACAGAGATCATCAAAATATATTGGTTTACCATGTGCAGCTAATCCAGTTATTTTTCCTTCATGCTCGTGCTCTTTAAAACCTAAAGCACCTGTTACAAACTGATAAACAAGACCTATTGATTGATTTAATAGCTTATAACTAATGATAGTATTTTTCTCATCTAAGATTTGAGCCGAATATCCATCACCAAAACCATCGCTTGATATAAGATAATATTTATCTTCAATCGGATAGAAACCAAATGGACTATATGCATGTGCTACATGATGATCAATTCTGTATATATTATCATATGATACATCTAAAAGCGTCATGATTTTATCAATACATTCTTCCCATGATAGATCAGTGAAATCAAGATTAGAATATTTATTAAAATATTCATAAGTTATATTTTCATAATGAGAAACACAAATATCATTAATTTTATTGATATTCTCTAAACAATACTTGATAGCATCTATTGGTATTTCTTTAGTATTTTTAATTCTGTTGATTCTTTCTTCTGATATACATTTCAGTAAACCTCTAGTGCTTGAATATAAACAAGCACTGCTGTTAAATCCTAAAGAAATTCCTAAAAAAAGTTTTTCTTTCATATGAATGTCTCCTTTAATATTTTATGATTAATGAATGCTTTAACTAGATTTTCTCTTATGTTGTGATCATTGCCATCAACTAATTTTTCTAAGTCATCTTTATATCGAACTAGATTTTCAATATCAAAAGATAAAATGCTTTTGGCTTCAGAATCTATGACTTCTGATAACTTATAAAAATCTCTATCGTAACAGTGCATACTTATGGCAAAATGAGTGTAAGATCCATATTCAGCGTTTACTCTATGAGCTATATATTTTTGTAATTCAGTAAAAAATACTTCATCATAGGATAATCCAAACCAAAAATCATTGCTTCTCATTACGTTTGTACAATATAATTTATTATTTCTTATATAATAAGTGACAGCAATCGTACAAACTTCATCTTTTGTCTCAATAACATTTGGATTAGGAACATTCAAATTTAAAACTGCTCTTCTAGAATTTCTATCTTTATTCAAAAGATCAATTATTTTTTGAACCTGATCAAATCCATGTTTTTTGAATAATATATTTCCATATGCTGAATATGATGTAATGCCGTCATCGCTTATGTTTTTCCAAAAATGGCTAAATTTATCAATAAAAGCCACATCATTTCTAGCACACATATACCATAACATCTCTCCACAAAGATATGATTTTGAGATATTACGAATATTTATGATATTGTTGTTTATATCATTCAATGTAAATGAATAGTTTTCAAGTTCATGTGTACCATTGACTGTATTACTATTATATTTTAGATCAAAACATAATTGGCGATAGGCATCATCCATAGTATTAAATGATCTCATTTAAATTCTCCTCTACTGTTTGGATATTATATTTTCTTGCAAAATTAAGATATTCATCATTGATTTTGATTATATTATTAATTATAATATCTGTTTCATTATTTCTCTCTTTTAATCTTTTAATTAACTGATCATTATTACAAGTGAGAATATAAATATTATAATTTAAATAAGTTGATAAGTCAAGTAAAAGCTCTATTTTTTCATCTGTGATCTCAGTTTTACGATTGAATATTTTACTATATACATATTCACTTATAAAACATCTATCAAATATGATATTATCATTGAGTGAAATCTTTTTAACATATGTATCAAATGATTTATCACTCCAACGTGTCATATGAATGATATCGCAAGCATATTTAGATGCAAGAAACTCAGATAATGTACTTTTACCACTTCCATCACAGCCTTCAAGTATTATTCTCATGATCTCACTTTCCTAGTTCTACGTTTAGGTTTATTATCATTTGTAGAAATACTATCTTCATTCCAAGGAGTTTCATCTGATGCTGATTCTTCACTTACGTTTATGATATCTTTGGGAATTATCTCATCAGAATTTTCTTCAGTAGCTTCTCTAGGAATTTCTATTATTTTTGAAGATCTTTTTCTTCTAGGTTCAGGCTTTTCTACATCACCTGCTAATTCCTGATCAAGCTTAGCAATTTCAGCATCACTTTTAGCTTCATCAAATTCATAATAATTGCGGATCTTAGCATCTACATATGAAAGATCATTATCAATACTGAATGTATCAAACATGCCGAGTGGTGATTTGACAGTATCTTTACCTGAATTCTGTGTAAAGAAATAATATTTACCCTCATTTACTCCAGTCTTAAGAACAATAGTAAATAAACCTTCAATGGTGATCTTTTCACGTAATACTTTTCCGATTAACTTAACTGTAGTGATTCCATTTTCAAGTGTCTCACAATGCGTAAAATAATATACGCAGACATCTTCAGGGAGATCATTACATATATTTATAATGTTGAAATAATTAGATCCAAAATCATTGAATTTTTCCCAACCAGATTCTTTTATTCTATTCATAAAAGGAATAGCTAAAATATATTGAAAATCATCAATAATTATGATTTTTTTACCATCATTGACTTGTTTTTTCATAAAATCAATGATTTTATCGGAATCAGTTTCTCCGTTTAATGTTGTGAATTTTCTAGATCCTCTAAATGGTAATGGCTTACCTACAGGATTAACGATTGCTGTAATCTTAGGATCACAATTACGTATAGATGTAGATTTACCAGTTCCACTTTCTCCAATAATTAAGATTTTTTCTGCCATGTTCATTCCTCCTTAATATTTTATTGTAAAAGATGCAGGCACATCTTCAACTGAACAACCTTCTATGACTTCACCAGTTGTGGTATCGATCACATTATTATCATCAATATCAATGATCAGATTCTTTTTATATTCTCCCCACTTTAATGATTTCTTAATCTCTACAAATTCAGTACCATCAAGGGCTTCAATTAATTTATCATCATTATGATTGATCTTGATGCTTGGCTTCTTAAATACGAGTGTTCCAGATAGAAGCTTATAAGTCTTCTGAGTCTTTGTCTCTTTACTTTTTACAGTCTCAAAATATTCTGCTAAAAGAGATTTCAGATAAGCTGTATCATGATCACATTTGGTGACTAACTCTTCAATGTGATCTTTAAGATCTGCGATCTGATCATTAGCTAGTGCAATCAAACGATCGCGTTCATTTTCTGCCTCATGGATCTGCTTAATTGCCCAATCCGCACTCTTGTCATTTTCAATCTTAAAATTTTCTTCCATATTCATACCTCCTTTATAAAGATCATTATAAACTATTGATAATATGTTGTAAATAGTTTTTTATAAAATAATAAAAATTTTTTTAATTGATAGACAAAAATTAAATGTTCAACTCATTAAATAATTTTTGCTGCATTCGTTTATTTTCTCTATACCAATATTCTCCAAATTCAGTACCCTTAACGAGTGCCTTAAAGTATGTTAGATCTTTAGGATAAAGTAAAACGCCAATACCTCCGGCATTTCTTATGTCTCTTAGTTTTTTAAGTTGTAACAATGTGGGTTTTCCATCATCTGCTTTCAACTCAATACCATAAAATTTTCCATTAATACAAGCTAAAATGTCAGGAATACCTTCTTTTGTGAATTTTGATCCAGCCCAATATTTAATATACCATGCATTTATCTCTGTCAAATATCTTATAACTCTGTTTTTAAATGGTGTTTCTTTCATAAGCCCTCCAATTCTACCTCTATTACTTGTTTGATTATGACCTTTTCTTTATTACACTTATCGCATCGATATAGAATATATACATCTCCTCCATTGTATCTCTTCTTATAAATAGTCTTTATTTTTTTCCATTTATGATCACAAGTTATTTTTTGGTATTTTTGTTTGATTGATTTGAGTAAGATTTCTGTGTCCACACCTGTTCTCCTTTTGGTTTATAAAATGAACAGTCCTCTCTATCGCAATAAGTTTCTCGTAAAGCAATACATCTTTTGAGATTATTTTTATAAAATTGACATGTTTCTTTCATTTTCCCTCCTTGTACTTGTCAAGAATCCCATAGATTGTTTCAAACACGCTGTCGGTACATTGTTTACATGATGGGTATTCGTCAACAGATAATCGACAATCACTCTCATACTTGATAATTTCGGCTCTTATCTTGTTAAGTACACAATTAAGACAATCCGTGTGGTTGCAATCTTCCGACAAATCATATCTGCACTTGCTCATCCTTTATCCTCTCTTTTTGCATTCTTCATATGTCTTTATTCTCTCCTTTATCAGCAATCATTGCAAGACTTTTAGATATGTCTGCAAGCATAGTTGCCAATACTCCTAATTGAAAACACATGACTTCTTCAAAAGTTCCTTCTGATTGCATCTTTGCTCTATTGGTCATAACTCTTACAACGTCTTTATTTTCTTCTGTTCTATTCATGCTTTATCCTCCCTTTCTGCTTTATATGCCTTTCTGTCTAAATCAAGTATCTTTTGCATTATCTCAGCTATTTCATGAGGATAATCTTTACCCCAGCCTTTATCATAAAGTGCATACATAACTGATAGTGCTAAATGCGTATAACCGTCAACCTCTCTACTTATACCTTTCATTTCTTATCACTCACTTTTTCTAAAATACTCGCCTATCAGTAGGACAATCACCTTTAGTAATTCCTTGCGATTTAGGCTTTCGGTCAACATATAGGACATAGCAAGGACTTTATTGTTGTCGCATTTCATTTCTTATTCCTCACTTTCCTAATTCGAATATCCCTTGCATATATAACTACCGCAACTTCCGTCATTCTCTCCGCTTGTGTAATGTTTGCAAGTGTGGCACTTGTGGTCACTTTCCTGTGGCTCTATATCTTCAATATCAACTGCATTTCTTACCGCCATAAGCAAACACTCTAATATCTGCTTGCCCTCATCCGTCAGATACTTTTCGATACATTCAGCGCACATTTCGTAACCGTCAAGGTATGCTTTTTGTTCGCCTTTAGTGCGTAGTGTCATTTTTTTATCCTCACTTTCCATCTTTGCCCCACAATTAGGGCAATACCTATATTCTGTATGTGGTTTTATGTTTGCCGTAAATGTTGATATGGTATAACCGCATTTATCGCACTCATAATCTTCGTGCGGTTCTTCGTCTATGCCTACCCAATGCCCTATCTTTGGCATTATTTCAGAACAAAAGGCTATCGCCTCTTCGTGGTTGCCCTTTAATCCGCATACTTCATCGTGGATACATCTATCACATATACTCATTACTTATTCCTCACTTTCCATCCTTGCACCGCAATTACTACAAAACTTTGGCTTATCACCTATAACTGAATTGCACTCTGAACATATCAGCATACCCTCATAGTGTCGCCAATGCCCTGTCTTTGGCTCAAGTGTTTTTATTGCGATCCTAATAGCTTCCTCAAGTTCTCCAGGTTGCATTGCCAGACCGCATCCCTCACAGGTTCTCGGACAATTCTTTTCTTCTGTCATGCATCTATAATTAGTCTTTAATACTGCTAAAGCCTCTTCTCTTGTCATTCCTCATCCCTCACTTCTATCTCTTCTTTTAACCATTCTAATAATGTTGGTTTTAATGTTTCTACTCCTTTAATTATAGATTCACATTCGTCTGACATAGATCTTACTATAAGAAAAGCCATAGCTATTGCCATTTCTTCTATTCCTCCATCTTGTATATATTTATATCTTGTCATTTTTTCCTCCTTATACTTCTTCATTTATTATGAATTTTTTCTAATGCTTCTGATATATCAAGAACTTCTTTTGTATAGCTTGATATATACCCATTCTTATATGCATTTGAATCGCCATTATATAACATTATTGCAATTTCTATACTATTATCATTCAATAGATCATTTAAGTAATTGCTACCCACTGCTATATTTGCAGCAGGATCAAAAATATTTCTTACTTTTAGTTTTTCCATTCTTTCAATATGGGATTTAATGTTTATTTGCATTAAACCTTTACATGCTCCTGATGGACTGACTGCATCAGACTGAAATCTACTCTCTTTCCAAATAATGGCTTCTAATAATTCAGGTGCAATCTTATATTTATTCCCATAATACTCGCATAATTCCTCTATCTCTTCAGGAACTTCAATACCCTTTTCTTGTAAATACTGTTCAGCTTTCTTGATCTGATCTTCATTTGAAGCATTTGTGTTATCTTGTGCATATACTGATTTTGATATGATAAGACATAACACTAATGTCATGATCATTATTTTATTTAATTTCAAAATATCATTCCTCCATTTTAAATAAATCATCAGTGAGTTCTTTACCAGCTTTAAGCAATTCTAAATTCCAGATTTCTATACTATTCCTCACTAATAAATAATAATAGAAACACGTTTTGTTTTGACCAATTCTATGGATCCTCTTTTTTGATTGTTCCCAAAGATCACAAGATCCCATGCCTAATGGTAAACTAAAATAAATGATCTTATTGGCTTTTTGAAGGTTAAGACCATAAGCACCTGCCTGGTATTGCACAAACGTCACAGAATCGCTTTTATTATCATAGGCATATAAATCTTTATGCTTTCCATTTACTACGCTAGAATAGCGATCCTGGGCATCACAGATATGCTTTAAAACATTCAGCTCATCATTAAAATTATAAAATACTATAATTCTATCTTCAGTTGACTCTATAAGATCTTGAAATGCCTTGATTTTATCTTTGCTATATTGCCCGCAGAGCTGTCTTTCATATAGAATCTTAGTCAATATGGTATCACCTTCAAGCTCTTTACCATCAATTTCAATATAGTGATTTTTCTTAAAAAATCCATATTCTTTACTAGGCTCAATATAAATCATCTGATCTATTTGATCTGGTAAATCAATGACTTCTTCAGTTTTCTTAAATATGGCTCCAAATTTAGCAAGTCTTCTCTTAAGATGATCTACATTTTTATAGCCATTGATTTGTTTATCCCAATAGCCATCTCGATCTATCCATTCATAATCCACGTATGATTTCCAAAATGTATCTTCATCGATATTCCAGCCAAGTAACTTTAGTTGTGACCAGAGCTTTTCATATTTGCCGGCTGTAGGAGTACCAGATAAAAGGATTACATTTGACGGATCTAATTCTAAAATAAATTTTGATCGATTAGCCATTCTGTTTGTGATCAATGATGATTCATCTAATAAGAGTGTAAACCTATGAAGATCAAATAATTCTTCTCTACGCCAACATAGATCATAATTGATGATGCCTACAATATGGAATCTATCGCTTATCGACATTCCTAGAAAATCTCGTAATTCTTTTGCCTTAGTAAGATTAAAGATTTTATACGTATAATTATTCTTGAAATGATCTATCCAATCTTTAATCTTAGATTTTTGACAAATGATAAGATTTACTTTATTGTTTAATTGGATCATTTTTTCTGATCCAATATATGTTTTTCCAAGACCCATATCGTAGTATATGGCACATCTATTTCTATCTTTTACTAATTCTAGAGCCTCTATTTGATGCGGATAAAGATTCATTTAGATTTCCTCATCGTCATCTATATAGTCATCTATGCAGTCAGATCCACAATTAGGACAGTAGTACATGGTCTCATATGCAGGCATTCCCCAGAATTCACCTCGTGATTCTTCTACTCTTTGTAATTCATATGTTTCGCCTGTCCAACCACAGTCACAACACTTTATCATTATCATGTCTCCTCATCAAATATGGCATTCCACTCTGATTGTGTTAATTTAAGAATTTTCTTCAATAGCAGCGCCTCATCAAGAGTAAAAGCAAACTTACCTTTAAGCTTATTGTTAAGCGCTACATACGTGATGTTAAGCTGCTTAGCAATATTAGTAAGTGATATGCCACTTCTCTCAATAAATTCTCTTAATAGTTCTACGTTTCCCATAATAGGTTCCTCCTTTATTTTTTATAATAATCATATTATAAAAAATAATTATTGTAAATACTTACTCTGACTTCTTATTTCTCTTATAAGTCAGTGCCTTCTCAACAGGCCAACCCATCTCATACAGTCTTCCATAGAGTGTCTTGACTGATATGTTGAGTTCTTTTGACCACTGTGTAATGGTCTGAGACTTACCATCATATTCGATCAAAGCTCCTCTCTTACTTTCTACCTTTTTAGTCTTCTTGTTATAGTGCTTCTTACCCCAATCAGGATCAGTTGTACCAGGCATAGGAACAAGCTTAGGTTCTTCAATCTTCTTAACTGCTTCAGCTGTTGCGTTAAGAGCTTCACTTTCTGCATTATTCCTCTGCTCACACAGTTTACGTAATCTCTCAGGTTCTTCAGCTTCCTTCTTAAGCTCCTTTTCATTCTGCTTATTCATTTCTTCTGCAACTAAGATCATTTCGATTGTCTTTGACTTACCAGATTTGGCTTTGATCTTAATACCGAGCTTATCAGCTATACCCATCAGATCCTGCATCTTCATTGTCCACAACTTGTCTTCTCTTGTCATATCATTTACCTCTTTCTCCCCGTCATGCCGTTGGGTCAGCAATTAATTCATTTTAGTTGTGTGCTCTATCAGCTAGTTTGTACATAACAGCATCGACAATTCTATGATATTCTTCATCGGTCCATTCAAGACCACTTATGGCCATCGCCAATCTTATGCCTCTTTTGATCTCATCTAATCCGTCATAATGCCAATATGCTTTTGTAACTTCATCAATAATTTTCTGTATCATATTGATCTCCTTCTTAAAATAAATTATCTTGCTACTCCACTAACTAGTTTTCTGATCACTTCTCCGCTCTTCATATCGACCAGTTCAACATCATCATATTCTTCGAGCCACTCATCTGCACATCCAGCATCAGCAAATTCATCTTCCCATGTCTTTATGGCTTTGTCCATATCTTTGAACCACCTATAAAGCATTCCATCTGTGTAGATACCATATTTTCCAAATTTCTGTGAGTATGTCATATTATTTTACCTCCTAAGTGTGCTGTTGTCTTGTTCTATAGTTATAATACAGCATCTTATGACATTTGTAAATACTTTTTTATAAAAAATTTTATATATTTTTTGTAATTTTAAGAAGGACCATTTCTGATCCTTCTTAAAATCATTCTTTTACATATACGCTATAGAGCTTGCCATTTATTCTATTACGTTTTACATCATAACCTAATGCAGTCTTAATTTTCTTACTCATCATGATCTGCGTATTAGGTTTAAGACCGTTGTTGCTGCAGTGGAGTTCATATGCTGAATATACGCTGCTTATAGTCTGATTTTCAATATTTTCAGATCCATATTCTAATATGAAACTTAATACACTATCGTTATTTAATTTGTATATCTCCATTTCTTTATTAGATGCATCGCATTCGCTAAAACCATTTCTCATAATGACTCCTATCAGAGCATCTATGCCTATCTTAACTAGATATTCCATACATTCTTCTTGACAAAGCTTCTCATTTATAAACGGATCATAATCAGGATCATCGCTAGTAAATACTGCATTGAACGGTATGATCACCATTCTTTTGGTCACAGCTCCTGTAGGATCTTTTATTCTAGGAATATTGTTTGCACTGAAGATAAGTGTAGCATAAGGATAAAAATCAAAAGGATCATTATACAAAAACTTACCTCTGCATCTGTTTCCAGTAGCTACTTGCTTAAATAAGCTGACATTTAATCCATCCATGTAGTTATCTGCTATATCGTCTTTAATATTAGCAAGTTTATTTGCCAATGATGCGATATCAAGCTCTCTAGCTAGATTCGTGATGTCTACAGAACTATAATTATCATCTCCTAATAAAGTATTAAGCATAAAGATAAATGTCGATTTACCATTATTTTTCTCACCAGTCAAAATGAAACATTTGCCAAGTTTGCTGTCCCTGTAGAAACAATAACCTATACATTCTTCTATCAGCTTTCTGATCTGCATATCGTTGCATGCAAGTTTATTAAGTGTTTTATCTACTAATTCGCTATAAGCTTCTGGATTATAATTCCAAGGTATCTGATTGCTGATCACATATTCTGGTGAATGAGGCAGTAGTTTCTGTTCTTCAAGATCATATATCCCGTTCTTAAATAAGATATATCTGCGACTGCTCTGTTCTTTTTGAGGGGCCTCGATAGTCAGATAATCATATGCTTCATTCCTTTTATTCATTGGTATATTTTCAAAAAGCTGTATCATGGTATGTTTTATGAGTCTCATATTAGGATCATAAAATCCTCTTTGAGGATCATATATACACAGTTGCCCGTTAGTATATATAGTATTCTGTTCTTGGATCATATAACGACTAAAGATATTAGTCATAAATCTACCATTATCATCAAAAAATATATTTGTAGATATCTTTTGAAATGTCTCAGGTCTGAGAATAGTATTGATCTCATCTTCTGACATCTTATCTTTTAAGATGTATTTATTTATCATCTTATATATTTCTTTAATCTGATCCTCATCAAGTCTTATCTTACCAAGAGCAAATGCATGTCTGCTGAGAGCATCATTTCTACCATCTCCTTCTTTCATCTGCCACAAGTCTTGTCCTGTTCTTGCTGGTGATAACCATTCAGGAAGTTCTGGAATATCAGCTATATCGTCATATATCTCTTTACGCTCTTCTCCGTCAACTTTGAGCGGTATATATGTGCCTTTACTATGGATATCAGCTTTAACTCCTAAAGATAAAATGATATCATGACCATCTTTGATCCTTTTATCATATCTCCAATATGTGTGGCCGCCGTGAGGGGAATATAATGCATATGTTATGATGTCAGTATCTTCTAATATGTTTAATATCTGATCAAAGAGTTCTATGTCATCAAAAGATACATCTATGATGTTTTCTTTGCATTGTGCTCCATAACATGGGAGATCTTTTACATCTTCATATGCATATAACTTATTATCTTTGGGCTTTTTTCCTTCTTTGCCTTTACGATAACCTTCATAGATTAGCGATTGTGCCTTGAGATCGTACATTTATTATCATCTCCTCTATTAAATAATTGATCTAAGATAGCTGCTTCTGCTTTAGTTATTTTGCTCTTTCCGCTAATCTTATTTCTTGCAGTAAGTTCACAGCAACCCAATTCATAAGCTACATCTGTGTAAGATAGATCGGACTCATTAAATAGTTCTTGATAATTCATGATCTGTCTCCTTTCTTAAAATATATCTTTTTGTAATATGATCCTTATATTTTCTAAATCTTCTATATTTATTTCAGATTTAAAATATCCCAATAGATACCAAAGCATAAATTTTTTGTCTGTGTCTACATAAGTATCAAGTATGTCGGCTATGTTTTTAAAATTTGTCAGCTTTTCTTTTTCATTAGTCATTGTCATTTTCCTTTCTTATTAAAATATTTTTAATAATTTTTTGTAAATTATTTTTAATAATTTTTATTATAACTTTTTTACTAATTTTTGTAAATAATTTTTAGATTTTAATTTTTTAATGATATTGAGATACTTTCTGAACTTTTTCTGATACTGCTCAAAGTATTGATTTTATTGATCTTTTTATTATATAGTATCATAATATCATTCTTTTTCTTTAAAAAAATATAATAATATATAATATATAATAATATATAAATATAGGATATATAAAATATATAAAAAATATAATTATAGGGGGAAATTTAGTGAACTTTCTGAACAAAGTCTCAAAAACGTTGATATCCGTGAGCTCGTGCGGTATCAGTAAATTTAAAAGACTGATATTTTTGTGCACTTTTTGTGATATCATTTCTTAATATTTACTTTTTTTATAAAGATGAGTTATAATTTGATTTAGGAGGTGAAATTTATGCCAAGAGGAAACCCTCAAAATTTAATTCCAGCAAATATGCGAAGTAAGGAAGAAGCTAAAAAAATCTCATCTAATGGTGGAAAAGCTTCAGGAAAAGCCAGAAGAAATAAGGCGATGCTTAGAGATTGTCTTCAAGTTCTTATGGAAAAGAAGATGCTCGATGAAAACGGTAAAAAGATCACTGGAGCTGAAGCATTAAGTGTTGAAGTATTTCAAAAAGCTCTTGCTGGAGATATGAAAGCATGGGAACTTCTTCGTGATACTGCTGGACAAAAACCTGTAGATAAAGTCGAGCAGACAAATACGAATATTACCATCGACTTTGGTGAATTAGATGACGATCAAGGGACTGAATAAGTGGATCTTACCAGTTTATTGGCCTTATGTGAGAGATTATACTACTCGCTTTAATGTCTATTATGGCGGAGCCGGATCTGGTAAATCTCATTTTGTTGCTCAAAAGATGATCTTAAAGTGTCTCCAATATAAGAGAAAACTTCTTGTGGTGCGTAAAGTTGGAAATACTTTAAAAGATTCAGTTTGGGCAATGTTTTTGAAATTACTTTATCAGATGCCGGCTGTAATCAGGCAAATCAATAAGTCAGAGTATACCATAGAACTGATCAATGGATCTATTATTTTATTTAAGGGATTTGATGATCCAGAAAAGATAAAATCCATTGAAGGTATAACAGATATTGTAGTTGAAGAAGCTTCAGAGCTCACAGAAGATGATTTTGATCAGCTTAACCTGCGTCTTAGAGCAAAATCTGGGATGCTCCAGATTCATCTCATGTTTAACCCAGTATCAAAAGCTAATTGGGTTTATAGACGATTTTTCACTAATGGTACTCCTGAAGATACAGTAATAATTCATACTACTTATAAAGATAATCCACATTTGCCTAAAGAATATATCGATTCGTTATTAAGACTTGAAAGAACAAATCCAGCATATTTTAAGATTTATGTATTAGGAGCTTTTGCTACTCTTGATAAGCTCATATTTCCAATTAAGACTGTTAGACTTATTACTCAAGAAGAAGTAAAAAATCTCCTATTTTGGATCGGCATGGATTTTGGTTATACAAATGATCCAACTGCTATTACTTGGGGTTATTGCGACAATGTCCATAAGATTCTCTATATTACTGGAGAATATAATAAAAAGGGAATGACAAACGATGTCATAGCAGCAACTATAAAAGATCTTGGATTTGCAAAAGAGAGGATAATAGCAGATGCAGCTGAGCCTAAATCTATAGCTGAATTGCGTAGATTAGGCATAAGCAGAATAATAGGTGCTGTAAAAGGACCTGATTCAGTAAAGAACGGGATAGATAAGATTCAAAGGTATGACATAGTTATTGATGAAAGATGTGTTAATACGATAGAAGAATTTGATAACTATACTTGGGTTAAAGATAAGAAAACTGGAGAATATATCAATCAGCCCATAGATATGTTTAATCATCATATCGATTCTATCAGATATGGAATTCAAGAAGTAATGAGACGTAAAGTACATACGGACGAAGAACTGGCCGGATATATGTTTTTATAAGGAGGATGACAAATGAAAACTTATCAAGATTTATTAGAGGTAGTGGATAACGAAACACTCCTCAAAGAGTTCATTATCTCGGCTATTAATGATCACAAAGGAAGTGAATCATACAGATGGGCTAAAATAGGCGAAGAGTATGACAAGCAGCAAAATACTAC